GTTTCTATAATTTTTAATAAAAATTTACTTATTACATTTTTGTTTTTATATTCTTTTGCTTGTTCGAACGATAAATGCGTCTGGACCTGTCTTGGCATATTCTGCCAAATTACTAACGGGTATTCCTGTATTAATTCCTCCAACTCCTCTTTCATTATATACAAATACAGCATTCGGGTAATGTTTAACTTTCCAACTCCTAGCAAATAACCCTGTACCTCTCGTCGGTGGAGTACTTCTCGCTAATTTATCTGCCATACTTTTTCCTACATCGTTCAAGGCCTCTTGGGTATAATTGTAATTAATTTTTTTTAAATTTGTTAACTGCTTTTTCTCATTTTCTTTTTTCTAAATCAAATGTGACGCCATAACCTTGTCCCGGCATTGCTATCCCACCATTGCTTTGACCACAAATTTATAACTGTACATCATGCGATTTGTATCATAATCAACTGACCCAAATTCGAAGATATAATGATTCTCAAGAAACGCATTTTTCAATTTTCTCTACATAAATATCCACCATTTTGTTCCGCGAATAGAAAGTAATTGCTACCTCAAACGGGAACATTAATTTTTCTCCATCGCCATATTCTGAATTGATTAATTGATAATTCCAAACAATGTAGTATTGTTTCTCGCTTGCAATTGACGATTTAACGTATACAAACCAAAATATCGGCTCTGTGGCGTTTTTTATATCTTCCTCCCCTAATGATAACCCATCTATCATTCCTGCCGTTAGAAACGCATTTTCAACACTTGTGGTTATTTCTTGTAACGCCTTAATCAATTTCATTATGACCACCTAATATCAGTATATGTCTTTTTGTTTACAGGGTAGCCTCTTAATTTTATTTCCGTATTGTAGAACTCGCCATCATCGTCGCCATCTATGCCATAGACTTTATTTTGAAATTCGATGAACATATCCATTTCCACTTTTCTTTGATTAATCACAAATTCAATAACTGAAGCGTTTTGAACACCTTCTAGTGAGTTTTTGCTCATTACCGCTTAATTGCCTAACGTAGGCTTTAATAGACGTTCCTTCTGGATGTATGTATTGTTTAATAACCCCAGTTTTAGTTCTATTCTTTGAATATAAGAATCTTTCTGTTTTTATTTGGATAACTAAATTTTCTCAGCATTCTAAATCACCGTTTTCTCTTGTGCAATTGTTTGCAAATCGATGAGTAAAACTGTTCATCCCAATTGAGAAATCATATTCTTTTTTATAGTTATTATTTTCAAAAAAACTGCATTCTCACATATAATATTGCCGCTTGCTTTGCTAAGGGTTCAATCTCTACTTCGGACGTCCAGTCAAATCCTGTCTTGGTTTTTAAATAATATGAGGCGAGGATGGATAACCTCTCAAGTTCGTTCACATCATAATCGAAATCTAAATACAATGCTGTTCTCATTTCTTGAATTGTTAAAATCTTTTCCATTTATCTCGCCTCTTTTATTTAATTTAATTTATTATACTGCTGCCGTTTTTCAATAGTACAACGCCATTTTTATCTGCTAATTTTCCATCAGCAATCATCGTTGATTTCTGAATCCACTCATCGGTGTTTTCATCAAAGTAGCGACGAAGGTTGATTTGTAGATTTGTGTTGAATGTATAATTCGAGAAATCTACATAGGCTGCCACCACGGTTTCTGCTGCGGTTGATGCGTTCAATGGAGCAATTTCATTTCTTAACACAATCGGATACCCCAAGAAACGGTACACAATCTCGCCGTCAACGCCATAAGTCGTTCTAGCGATTGGTTGTCCTTGGTCATCTTTCAACCCCCAGATATAGTTATCAAACGTTGCTGGGTTCATAACGATTCTGCTTTTTTTGCTTTTCTGTACGCAATTGGAATATTCCCAATAAGTTTAGTCAACCAACCCGTATAGTCTGCATCGGTGTCTCCAAATTCAACAACTTGCTCTGCTGGAATACCTGTATCGGCGGTAATGCCCAAAGGTTGTCCGGAACCTGTTCCGTTCAAAACTGCTTCTTCGATTGCTACAACCATTGCTTCCGCGATATTATCTGAGACTGTTTGCTCAAATACTGGCAATGAAACTGTGTCTGCCATCAAACTAATTGCTACCACAATTTGCAATTTGTAATAATTGAAACTGATTTTTGAAGTTTGCTTTCTTCTGCTTGTCCGCTACTGAACCTTCTGCAATCCAACTTGCTGTCGGCTTGGCTGACGAGGTAGGAATATCCAATCCACCAGGATAATTCGTTTTGGTAATCAATGGATAAATATCTCCATAATCTTTCATTTCTTCAACTATTTTATTAAGAATAGTTGTTGGAACTACTGAACCGACATCTGATGTAACGGTGGTCGCATCTGCACGTTTCAACGCTTCTTTTTCTCCCGTGAGCACATAATCCTTGAATGCTTCACGATATTCTAAACTCTCATAGGTGTTTTCTTTTCGCAATGTTTTTTCACCGTCACCTTCAGGTCCGATTACATTAATTTTTTGTCCTTCTTCAAATTTAGAATTAATTTTATTCTGTCTTTCTTCAAGTGCTTTTTTTCTCGACGATTAAGTCATCCACTTCTGCTTCCAATGTTTCAAGATTTTCTTTATCTGCCGATTTCATTTCCACCTGAATTGCTTTCATTCTTTCTAGAATTTCTACTAATCTTTTCATTCTAAGTTTCCTCCTATTTTTATTTTTATATTTAAACGCCTGACCAGCACATTCTTTTTATCCTCTGCATCCTCTAATGTCTTCTGAATGTTCTCTAACTTTTCAAAAGAACGAGCATAAATTTCTGTGTCCGGATAGGCTCCTAAATCCACAATACTTACATCATACAACCTGTCTATTTTTCTAATTGTACGCAATGGTACATCTTTTTCAAAATCCCAATCCGACCCATTATCGGAATCTAAGGTGAAGGCAAAAACTGCATTCTGAGATTAAACCACTTTCCACCATTTGATAAATATCATTGTGAGATTGAATGTTCAATAATTCTGCTCGACCTTTTAAACCGACGGAATCAACTTCCAAATTTAAACTTCCGTTCTTGGTCGATGCTAATGCTAAATAACCATCATTATGATTATATTTTAACGGCACTTTTCTCATGTCTGTGTCATTCAAGGCTGTGTCTAGAATAACTTCTTCAAAACCATAATCTTTTGACCCAATCAATGTTCTTTGATTGAATTTTAAAAAATACCCTTCAATGACCATTATCTCATCTTCGCCATCTTTTCTGAACGATACATCCATTGCTACTCTTGTTTCTTTTGGATTTTTCTTAATATCATTTAAACGTTTATTTTTCATCTTTTTTCCTCCTTCATTCTTCAATTTACTCTGTTGATATTCATTAGCGATTGAAGAATTAATATAATTTAATGATACCATTCTTTCTCCGCCATTCTCAACAGGCGGTAAATTAAATAATTCTCTAAATTCATTAATGGTGTACAATCCAATTTCTTTTGTTTTTATCCACCAAATTGATTTTTTGAAGCGATACTAACAACTTGTAAATCACTTGTTGATATTTTAACACGATTACCCACGTCATATTGACGTTTTGTAAATAACTTAAAATTTAATTCATTACATAGTTTATTGGCAAATGTTTCGATATTCGTCTCGTAATAAGATTGCCATTGATTTTCTGAAAAATCTCCTTTAATAATGTTTTTCTGAGATATGCAAGAAATTATATATTTTATTTTCAAAAAATTTCATCTCGTCCGCGTTGGAATATTTCGCATCCGATTTTATTTGAGTTAGTTGAGATGAGGCATCCATATAGGCAACGCCTGTGCCTCCAACTTTTAAATAAGAATCTGCAAAATTCTGTGCTTTTTTCTCTCTTTGCTTATCCGTCAACGAGGTTGTGCTATTAATCACAAACCTTAAAAATGCACTCGTTTTTATTGCGTTTTCTATTCCGTCGTTATTTGTATTAATAACTCTTAAAACGGTATTTATAGCATTATTTTTTCACCGAATATTTCCGTATCGCCAACATTCCGAGCAATATGAATAATATTATCCAATCCTGTAGTGATAACTTTTCCTTGAATATAAAAATCTTAAATAAAAATTCTCCTGTACTCTTATCTATACTTGTTTCTACATTTTCGGTATCAATTATCCATAGACTCTTTAAAAGGTTCGTTTTGGTTAAATAAATCCCAATCGATATAAATAAACACATTTAATTCCGTCCAATATAACCGTGCTACTTTTTCCCAAAACGCACCTGCTTCCATTACTGGATTTGGTTTTAAAGTTAAAATCTTGTTCATGTACTCTTTGTCTTTTTTTCCTTTAAAATAAACTGTCGGTTTAATCTTACTCAAATGTAAAGCATGTGTGTCGACGCCTGCCATGAATGTCTCATTTGCTTTCGGGTCCACTGTTGAACTGAAATAAGGAGTAATAAATTAACTAATTTCGATTGTGTAACTTTAACTTTTTCATCCTTTTCTTTCCAAATAAATTTGTAAAAATACTCATATATTTATTCCTCCTCCCAGAAAAAATTAGCGTTTTCCACGTATGATACATATCCATTTAATATCGTTGCAGCCCCATCAATTTTCTGTGACTCACGACCTTTGATAGGCATGTAATTACCGTTCCTGTCTTTTTGAACCTCGACATTTGACAAGCACCATTTTGTCACTGGATTGTTTTGATAAATCAAGGTTTAGTTTTTAGGTCTGCCCCAACCTCTTGCATTGGGACAGATAGAGTTTGTGCCCCTTGTGCTGTGGGAATTAGGCAATATTTTTTCGCAAACCCTACAGACTCTAATTCATTTATAAGATACGCTGCAGACCATCTATCGTAATTTATAAACTGATAGGTATAACCTTGGCTGACTTTATCAACGACATATTCTGTGATGTCGTGATAATTAATTAATTCCTCACCGCTTATTCTAACATACCCCTGCTCAATCCACCTATCAAACGGAACTTTTTTTTCTGTGTCTACATATTTCTGTGTTACCCAGTACATCGTTTCGGCGATAATTTTTATGATTTTTCTTATCAAATAATAAAGTAGTAAATGCTGTCATATCACTTGTTCTTGATAAATCGAACCCACCAATACATATTTTATCTTCTATTTCTGATAAATCATAAACCGCGTCATTATTAAACTCATCAAATGATAACCAAGAATGTCTATTATTTTGACGAATATTAAAAGTTTTTGATAATAAATTAATTAGTTTTGTTTTTATCCGTTTTTTGCTTTTTTCGATTTCTTCATATAAAGAATTTATTGATTGACTAATGCCTAAATTGGGATTTGCTTTGAATGCATTTTTAATATTTTCCCATTCGTTTACATCGTCAAGTTCATAGCAGAAAACTAATAACCTATCATCGGCCCACACCCCCATCCACTACTTTGCTATCGTAATTATAAATATCATCAAAAGTACTTTGTCTTTCGGTGCCCATTGTGGTGGTAATTATTTCAATTGGCTGCGGTCTTGATTTGGTAGAATCCCACATTACATCTATAATGTTATTATCCGTGATTGCATGTAATTCATCAATATGTGAAACTTGAGCACTTAATCCATCTAACTTTTTGCTTTCTTTAGATATCGGTTGAAAGAAAGAATCGGAATAAGGTAAGGTATAAATTCCATTAACCGTCACCCGGAAACGACTTGATAAAACTGGATTTGTCCTGATAATCAATTTCGCCATGTCCCAAGCAATTTTTCGCTTGGTCACGTTTTTGTGGCGGCAGAATAACACTCGGCTCCTAATTCTCCACCCATTAATAATTCATATATAATTATACACGCTGCAAATAAAGTTTTCCCATTTTTACGTCCAATATATAAATGTAATCTTTTATATTTCCTCAAATCGTTCTCTTTTCCTACGAAGCCATAGAGTCCTGAAATCATCGCTTTTTGCCATAATTCCAATTTTATAAACTGTCCCGCCAAAGGTCCTTTTACGTGTTTACAAAAAGTCTCGATAAACTCAATAACTTTCTCAGGGTTCTCTTTGTTGTAATAGAAAAACTCTTTCGTCCCATCATACTGCTCGATATAATTTTTTTCTGGTTCATCAATAAATCTAACCAATCGTTCATATTGTTTTTTATTTTTTTCCGACTAATACTTTACCAGTTTTTATATCGTGATGATATTTTCTCAATATAGTTGATATCATCACATCCTTTATTTTTATATTTGTCTCGAAATTTTTTCTAATTCATCTTTTTTGCCTGAATTATCTGGTATGAAATCTTTTAACCGTTTTAATAAATCAGTATGTAGTTTTTCCAATTTTTAGCATATTGTTTACTTGCGGTCGTTTCTTTCTTGCCCCACTGCTCTTTACCATTCTGATATTCTTCTTCATGCCCATCTTTGCTTATAATCATTCTTAATTCTTCTAATTCAACCACGCAGAACACAATGTTATCAATCAGAGGTTCCGCCACTAACTTTTTGAGTTTGCCCAAGTTGTTTCAAAACATTGCTATTATTTTTTTCTCTTTAGTTCTCTTTTGTTTTCTTTCGAACTCTGTAAAGATTCGCTCTGCTTTTTCCATCGCTTTCACCTATTTTCCTACCCCTTCATGTAAATTACTGTACGTGTAAAAGTTAGGTTCGACGCCGTCCGTGACACCGTGCCACATTACCATACATACCCGGGAGGGCTATATTTTTTCTATAACATCGCCGTTATCATCAAACATTAAACCTTTTCTAATTTCCAACGACTTATTATGTATTTCATTGTGACACTCCAAACATAATAGCGTCAAGTTCTCCTCATTCAAAGTAACGGTAGGGTCGTTTATGTTTTCATTTGTCAACGGTATTATGTGATGAACGTAAACACCTCTTCTCCCACATGATTGGCAAATGTAATAGTATTTAATTCTAATATATTTAGAAAGTTTGACCCATGCAGTTGTTTTATAAAAGTCTTTTCTCTTCATACACATATTATAACACATAAACTCAAACACACCAACAAAACCGTACGCCTGTTCTTCTTACACCCAATACCCATTGATTGTACCCATTACAAAATTACAAATAAGGCCGTAATATATAACAAAAAATTAACCAATTTAACCAAATCGCACAGGTAAGGTGTTTGTGAGGGTTTGAGGGGGTTCGACCCCTTTTTACTAAAACTATTTTCAATTTTTTTTCACATGGATAGTTTACCAAAATCACTATAAACCCCCTCAAACCCCCTTTATTTTTAAATGTTTTTTAAGTGATTTTTAAATTAA